TACAAAGATTTGCTGATAGACAAACTCTAAATGCTGAGTTATTCAGTGTTTGGAAGAGTCAAGTTGATGCTGACTTTGGTCTATACAAGAGCACAAGAGATGGATTTGATGTATTGAGTGCTAAGCAAAATGCTGATGCTTTCAATCTATACAAGTCACAGAGAGATGCTGATGATTCTATCAGACAAGAACTGTCTGACTTGAAGGCACAAGTAGCTATTAATGCTGCTATAAGACCATATCAGGACAAGCTTATCCAATGTGAGATTGACAAGGCATTCACTGCTGGTATCAAATCTTGCCCTTTCTTTTTATGTATAAGATAAATGTTTTTCTTATACTATTATAAGAGCATTCTTTATGTACTTGCGTAAGTCTGAAATTGTGCATATCTTTGCATTGTTTTAATAAACAAGAAGTAGAAGATATGGAAGAAGAACTAAGTTTAGATAACATCTTAGGAGCAGATGAAATAGAGAATCTGTTTGTAGATGATGAAGAGACACAGGAGACTCCACCTGCCAATGAGGAGACCTCTGAAAAAGAGGATAAAGACAAGAACAAAGAAGAAACTACTGAGGTTGTTGATGTAGATACTTTATTTACTGAAGAACCAGAGAGCGTAGGTAGTGGAAAAGAGGATAATAAGGAAAAGGAAGGTACTGAATCTGACAAGGATAAAGGTACTTCTCCCAAAAACAACTTCTACTCTTCCATTGCCAAAGCCTTGAAAGAAGAAGGTATCTTCCCAGACCTTGATGATGAGACTGCTGATAAGATTAAAGCACCTGAGGACTTTGCTGAGGCTGTTGAGAAACAGATTCAAGCAAGATTTGATGAGAGACAGAAGAGAATTGATGAGGCATTGAATGCTGGTATTGAGCCTTCTGAGATAAAAAGATATGAGAATACACTCAGCTATCTTAACTCTCTTCAAGACAGTGCAATCTCTGATGAGACTGACAAGGGTGAGAAATTGAGACAGCAACTCATTTTCCAAGATTTCATTAACAGAGGTTATAGTAAGGAAAGAGCACAAAGAGAAGTGCAGAAGTCCTTTAACTCTGGTACTGATATAGAAGATGCTAAAGAGGCTTTAGCAAGTAATAAGGAGTTCTTCCAAAATGAGTATGATAATCTTGTTAAGGAAGCTCAAGAAGAGGAGAAAAGAGAAGCTCAGGAAAGAAAAGAGCAGGCAGAGAAATTAAAGAAATCTATCCTTGAGGACACTAAAGTATTTGGAGATATTCAAGTAGACAAAGCCACAAGACAGAAAGTATTTGATAATATCAGTAAGCCTGTTTACAAAGACCCCGAAACAGGAGAATTATTCACAGCCATACAAAAGTATGAGATGGAGAATAGAACTGAGTTCCTCAAGAATGTAGGCTTGCTTTTCACACTGACTGATGGCTTTAAGAATCTTGATGGTCTGGTTAAAGGCAAGGTAAGAAAAGAAGTAAAGAAAGGTCTTAGGGAATTAGAGCATACTCTCAACAATACATCAAGAACCTCAGATGGAAATTTGAAGTTTGCAAGTGGAGTTGAGGATGACCCAGAATCTTTCATTGGAAAAGGTTGGGACCTTGATGTCTAAACATATTAAATAACTGATAAATAATTAAAGATTTATGGCTGGAAAGTTAGGTAAATTTCAAATGGTAGGCTTCCAACACTGGAAGGGACTTACTAAGGAGAATCACTTGGGTTCTATCTTTCAGTTAGCTCCACAGAAGGCTACAAACCTAATGGTTCAATTGCTTGCCTATTACAGAGGAAAGACCCTTGATACATTCCTGAATCAATTCCCTACAAGAGAATTTGAGGATGATAATGAGTATTACTGGGATGTAATTGGCTCTTCAAGAAGAAACATTCCTCTTGTGGAGGCAAGAAATGAAAATGGCACTGTTGTTACTGCAAGTAGTGGTAATGTTGGTGTAGGAACTACTCCTTTCTATCTTGTATTCCCTGAAGATTGGTTTGCTGATGGTGAGGTAATTGTAGGTCACTTGAATCAGGTATATCCTTTCAGAATCCTTGGTGATGCAAGAATGGAAGGAACTAATGCTGTCTACAAGGTAGAGCTGATGGGTGGTAATACCACAGGTTGCCCTGCTGAGAGATTACTTGCAGGTGAAAGATTCTCTGTAGACTTTGCTCCTGTAGAGAAGGAACTATCAAGAAAGGTTGGTGATGTAAGATTCACAAGCCCTGTTTCTATGAGAAATGAGTGGTCTACAATTAGAATCCAACATAAAGTTCCGGGTTCTATGCTTAATAAGAAGTTGGCTGTAGGTGTGCCTATTACTAAGGCTACTGAAAGTGGCAAGCTTGTTAAGTCTGTAGCTACAATGTGGATGCACAATGTAGACTGGGAAGTAGAGCAGCAATTCTCTGAATATAAGAACAATGCACTTGCATTTGGTACTTCTAACAGAAATGCTAATGGTGAGTACATGAACTTTGGCAAGTCAGGTAATGTAATCAAGACTGGTGCTGGTCTATTTGAGCAAATGGAAGTAGCCAACACTATGTATTACAATACATTCTCACTGAAGTTGCTTGAGGATGCACTGTATGAGCTATCTGCTGCTAAGTTGGACTTTGGTGATAGATACTTCTTAATCAAGACAGGTGAAAGAGGTGCTATTCAGTTCCACAAGGCTGTACTGAATGTAGTATCAGGTTGGACTCAATTTGTACTTGACAACAGTTCAATTGGTGTAATTGAGAAGACACAATCAAGACTTCACTCTAACTCTCTATCTGCTGGATTCCAGTTTGTAGAGTATAAAGCACCTAATGGTGTAAGAGTTAAGATTGATGTAGACCCATTCTATGATGACCCAGTAAGAAATAAAATCCTTCACCCACTTGGTGGTGTGGCTATGTCTTACAGATATGATATTATGTACATTGGTACTATGGACCAACCTAATATCTTCAAGTGTAAGATTAAGGGTGATACTGAATACAGAGGTTATCAGTGGGGTCTGAGAAACCCATTCACAGGACAAAAGGGTAATCCTTATATGTCATTTGATGAGGACTCAGCAGTTATTCACAGAATGGCTACACTTGGTATCTGTGTTCTTGACCCAACAAGAACTATGTCACTAATCCCTGCTGTACTACAGGGCTAATGATACAAGGGGAGGAAAGGTAATCTTCCCTCCCCATTTTTACTATCATGGAGATTTGGAAAGATATTAAAGGTTTTGAAGGTAAGTATGAAATTAGTAATCTTGGTAGGATTAGAAGTCTATCAAGGTTTAAGGTAGGTAAATCTAATTCCTCATTTATAACAAAAGAGAGAATATTATCTCTTAGCTTTAATAAAGATGGCTATAAGAAATGTTCTCTTCACAAGAATGGTAAGAGATTTACATACCAAGTTCATAGATTAGTTGCAGAAGCATTTATTCCAAATATAAGTAACTTACCTCAAGTAAATCATAAAGATTGGGACAGAACCAATAACAGAGTAGAAAATCTTGAATGGTGTACTTACAAGTATAACTCAGAAAATAGGAGGATAAAATCCAATAAATCTTTCACTGATTATGGGATAACTCAATATGATTTTCAAGGTAGATATGTAAACACCTATGATAGTATAAACTCTGCCTCATTATATACAGATATAATACCTTATCGTATCAAGTTGTGTGCAGATGGTATTATTAATCAAGCAGGCGGATATATTTGGAAGTATGTAAAATAAAGGAGAAGATATGGCAAAAGAAAAAATGGAAGAGAAAGTAGATTACACAGCTCCTGACTTTGATATTGATGAAACCCCAATGCAGGAGATGCCTCTACAAGAAGTACCAAAAGAAGAAGTAAAAACAAGACCCTCAAAGCCAGCTAAGAAGGCTGTGTCAGTAGAAGATGATACCCTTGTAAGCTGTTTGAGAAATGAAAGAGTGATTGTAAGACATATTCCAAAGGAAGGTGGCATGGTTACTAACCCTAAACACATTCTATTTGGAGGCATGGCTGAGAATGCCACAAGAACTTTTGTAGTTCCAAGACTATCCTCAGGTATGTTTGTTAATGTCCTTACAGACAAAGAGAAGGCTTTCCTTGAGGAAGTGATGGGCTTAGAGTACAATGCTCTTAGCATTTATAAGAAGGTTGATAACTTCTGGGATGATAGTAATGAGAATGGTATCTCAAGAGTGAGATTGACTAAGCAAGACAATTATCTTAACCTTGCTGACCCAGAGGATTACATCAGATACAAGATACTATTGGCAAATAAGGATTTTATTGCTCCTTCACTGCAAGCATTACAGGATAATCCTAAGGCTACTTATCAATTTGTCATCATATCAGAAGGTGAAGAGACCAAGACAGCTAAGGATAATATGAGCACCACAATGAGATGCTATAAGGAGTTTGGTAAGATTGAGAATGATATTGATACTCTAAGAGTAATAATTGAGTCTATTGATGGAAGACCTACTTCTCCTTCAGCTAAACTTGAGTTCTTGCAGACAAAGATTAATAACCTTATCCAAGCTGACAGCAAGATATTCTTGAGAGTAATCACAGACCCTCTTTTGAGTACTAAGGTTCTTATCAAGAAGAGCATTGAATTAGGTCTAATCTCAAATAGAGGTAATTACCTATATCTGAGAAGTGATAACTCTCCTCTATGTGAGGCTAATGAAGAGCCAACATTAAATATAGCTGCTAAGTACCTTAATGCTCCAAAACACCAAGACATTAAGTTTGCTTTGGAAGCTAACCTAAAATAAGAGAATATGACAACACAGGAATTTTCAAATGAATTTGATGTTCTGTACAATAATATAATGAGCAATCAAGCTCCGGGTCTTGATGAGTATGAAAAGTCAGTCTTTCTTACAAAAGCCCAAAGTGAGATATTGAAAAACTACTTCAATCCAAAGGGCAATAAATACCAAGAAGGATTTGATGATAGTGAGAAAAGACAGATAGACTTTTCTACTCTCATTAAGACAGTGAAGCCAGCTACTTATGTAGGCAGCTCTTATGTTAAGTTTGATGACAGAAGTCAGTTATTTCAAATGCCAAGTGATATTCTGTTTGTGTTGAATGAGACTGCTCTTAATACTGTTAATGGAGTAAACAGGTTAATAAATATAGTTCCTATTAACTTTGATGAGTATTCAAGGATAATGTCAAAACCATATAAGCAGCCCTTGAAGAATCAAGGCTGGAGATTATTCCAATCTACTGGTGGTGTAGACTTTATTTCAGATATAATTGTCAAGACAGGCAGTACTCTTACTGATTATAAAGTAAGATATGTAAGGAGACCTAAGCCAATTATATTGACTAATCTTGCAGATACTTATTCAAATGTAAGTATTGAAGGATTGGCTACTGTTACAGAATGTGAGTTAGACCCAATTCTTCATCCAGAGATACTACAGAGAGCAGTGGAACTTGCTAAGGCAGCATATACTGGTGATATAAAGAACATAGTAGAACTTGGTCAAAGAAGTGAATAATGACAACTGAAGAATTTTCTAATGAGTTTGACACTTTACTGAACAGTTATTCAGTAATTGATAAGTTTGGTAAAGGAGAAAATCCCTCTACTATTGAACTTGATGAATATGAGAAGTCAGTGTTCTTGACAAAGGCACAGGAGGAAATAGTCATTGACCTTTATAGTGGTAAGAATCCACTTGGAGACTCATTTGAGAAGACTGAGGAAGTCAGAAGATACTTGAGTGATTTGATTAAGACTTATACTACTACTGAAAAGAAAACAGGTTATGTAGGACTATCCAAGACTTCTATATTCTTTGAACTACCTGAAGACTTATGGTTCATCACTTATGAGTCTGCTGGTCTTGAAGATAGTAGATTAGGATGTATGAATGGAGAGGAAATATCAGTGATACCTATTTCACAAGATGACTATTTCAGAATATCTGGTAATCCTTTCAGAGGCTCAAATAAGAGAAGAGCATTGAGATTGGACAATGGTAATGGGATAGTAGAAATAGTATCAGAGTATAATATAGACAGGTATCTTGTGAGATACATTGCAAGACCTGACCCTATTATACTGACTGATTTACCTGATAACTTATCTATTAATAAGGTAAGTGAGAAAACAGAATGTAAATTGAATCCTGTAATACACAGGGCAATACTTGAAAAGGCAGTCAAATTGGCTATCCTCAGTAAAGCTCCAAGTGCAGGTAGTAACAAATAATTGTATAATTTAATATTAAATTAAAATGGCAACATTTAGTACAAATCAAGTAAGACAGCTTTATGTAGCAGAAGCATTAAAAAATACTAATGTGATTGCAACTGATGCAGCAGGCTCTATTGCAGTAAAGGCTGATACAGCTAAGACTCATCTGTACTTTGAGTATATGGGTGCTGGTGGCATGACAAGAAGTGATTTGATTGACATCAAGAACATCTTGTATGCAAAGGCAACTGATGCTGATGATTTGGCACATGACTTAGCTAAGTACAAGCTAACTCTTGATGCAAGTGTCAATGGTGGGACTCCTGCAGCAGGTCAAGATTACATCTTGAGAATTGCTTTTAGAAACTACATTGGCTTGTCAGAGGAAGACCAATACTTCAAGTATGGTATGGTTCATGCAGTTGCAGGTATGACTGCTTCAGATTTCTACAAGACTCTTGCTCTGTCTTTAGTAAAGAACTTCAGCAGAGAAGAGGAAGGACTATTGAAGTTCTATCTTGAAACAGGAGGTACTAATGCAGGTACTGTAGCAGGTACACCTACAGAAGTAACTAAGGATACTAAGGAAAGTGCTTTGACTGGTACTTATACTGGTATTGTAATTGAGGAAGCACCTCAAAAGTGGGTTCTTGGTGTAATGGAACAGACTACTGTGAATTTTACACTACAGCCTGACACAATCACTGCTAATGGTGATGAGAGAATTTGGGGTGTTGTAAAACAAGTTGCTTCTACAAGTAGCATTCCTGATGGTCACAAGATTGCAGACCTTGAGTACTTCTGCATGGGTGAAAGAGGTGATGTTTATAGAATGGTAGGATTCCCTCATGTAATCAGAACCAAGTATCTTGTTAATCCTGATAACAAATACAATGTTATTGATATTCATTATGCCTATGTAGGTCCTAATGAGTCAGTTCAGAAGTCAGAGAAGGATATTACTATTGTAGTTCCTAAGATTGGTGCTAATAATCAAACAAGCAACAAGCTGGCTAATGATATTATTTCAGCAATCAACACTGCTACTGGTCTATCAATTAAAGCATTGGATGCTTCTGCTGGTGACTAAAGATAAAACCAATGAAGGGAGACCTATAAAGTCTCCCTTTTATTTTATAAATAAGATACTATGGTACAATTTAATGAGTTAAGAATCAATCCTGAAGGCAATAAGCTTATAATTGATGTATCTGTAAAGGACTCTGTGTACTATGAAAATGTGTACATTGATACTATATCAATAGACACTCAGGATACTTTTATTGATAGTGGTCCAAGTAGTAATGTAGCATATACAAACACACTTGCAGGAAATAATAAGTCTGTAAGATTAGAACTTGGCATAGGAGACCTATTACCATCTCTTCTTGACAACATGTTCTTTGTATGGGTTAAAACAAAGGGTACACCTGCTATAAGTACACCTTGTGGTGAAGATAATATACTAACCCTTGGGGTTGTGATAGCACTATATCCTTTGTACCAACAAGCCTTTGGTTATATCAAGGAATTGGAAAAAGAGTGTGCCACTCCTAAAGGATTTATCAATTTCATACTACAGTTAAAGGCACTTCAGCTTGCAGTTAGAACAGGTCATTATACCCAAGCAATAAAGTATTGGGAGAAGTTCTTCAGAGGTCTTAAAAAGGATGTGGTAACAAATAAATGTGGTTGTTATGGAGGAATTGGTTAATACATCACTTGAAAGGTATTTCAATGCCTTGTCAAAGTTTGGATATAAGAGTTATGCAGATGTTGATAGACTTCTAATGCTTATATTCATACAAGAGCTATTGGATAGTGACTGCAAGTCATTTATAACTGAAGAGGAGTATATGACCATTCATAAGTCACTATATTGTCTATATGGTTCTACTTGCTTAATACCTTATCCAGAGTATATATCAAATGCTTCTGTAACCTGTAGTGGTAGAACTGTATAACAATTAAACTAATACTACTGACAGAAAAATAGTAAAATCCTTGCTGCTTAGATATATTTTGCTTATCTTTGCAGTGAGGATTTTTAGTTATAACTAATAGTAAAGATATGAGCACATATAAAGAATTAACCTATATGGTACTTGATGAGTTGAAACTGTCATCTGATGATGCACAATTCACTGAAGACCATGTAATGTTTCTACTAAATAAGTACAGAACTTTCCTATTGAAGCAGAGGTACTCAGATATTAAGAAGCAGATACCTGAGAGTAATTATCAGACTATTTGCCTTGACCTTATACAAGTACCTGCCATATCAGGAGAACCTTGTGAGGGGGGTACATACCTAAGAAGTAAGGAGAAGATTCCATTCTTAATGCAGATAGGTACTCCAAGAGTATATCCTCTTGACTACTATCAAGGGGAAATTACCTATGTAAGTAGAGATAGGATGAGATATGTAGGTTACAATAAGTTCCTACAGAACATAATATATTGTTCAATAGGACCTGATAATTACCTGTATTTCAAATCATTCAATCCCCAATATCTGTATCTTGAAAAAGTCAAGTTCACAGGTATATTCCAAGACTCCATGCAGGCATCTGATTTACAATGCCCAGATGATAATGGTGAGACTATATGTGACCCTGTAGACAGGACATTTCCTATTGAGGATGCACTGGTTCCACCATTAATTGAACTTGTAGTAAAGGAGCTTGCTGGACCAGTTTATAATCCTGATGATGAGGAAAATAATGCTAAAGATGATTTGGTAAATAAGCTGACAAGGAAATAATGAAATATGGGAGAAGTAAAACATTGTCAGGAAGAGTTAGATAAAGGGTTCTTAGGATTCATTAATTCTATTAAGAGGGTTAATGAACCAAGAACACATAAAGTGAAGAACTCTTATGGAGTTTATGATGGTTTTAAGTACTATAGAAAGAATAGACCTAAAGAGCATAAGTATGTACTTACTGAGTCACAATACTTCTCTATTATTAGAAGAGTAAATGAATTGCTTGGTGAAGCATTAATAAATGGAGAAGATATTACTTTGCCACATAGACTGGGTAGACTTGAGATAAGAAAATATGAAGCAAGGATAACTACAGATGGTAAGAAAGTCAGAACTAATTTACCCATTGATTGGGATAGGACTCTCAAGCTCTGGTATGAAGACGAGGAATCCTATAAGAATAAAACACTCATTAAAGTCGAGGAGAAAGAAATATATAAGGTCTACTACAATAGAAATGTAGCAGAATTTACTAATAAGACTTTCTATCAATTTGATGTTAATAGAGAGTTAAAGAGAAGATTAAAACAGAATATTAAAGAAGGAAAGTTAGATGCTTTCACAATATAAACTATTTAGATATGGCAGAGCAATATACAAATGTAAGACTTATCTTAGATAAGATAATGAGACATCCTCTTATGCAGGATATATCTCTTGAGACTGCTATTGACTATACTGTAGATTTCATGAGGATAGTAGGTGTTCCTAATATGTTCATGGAGAAAACAGAAATAGTAGAAGTTGAAAAGTATAGAGCTATGCTTCCTTGTGACTATTATCAAATGATTCAAGTTAGAAAAGCAGGTGGACCAGCCTTCAGATACTCTTCAGATTCATTTCATATGAGTGAATGTAAGGGTAATTATGGCAGAGAACTTGCTGATTTGACATATAAGATTCAAGGTAATATGATATACACTTCTATTGAGAAAGGAGAAATTGAGCTATCCTATGAGGCTATTGCTACAGACTCAGAAGGTTTTCCTCTTCTTCCTGACAATAGTAGTTTCACAAGAGCATTGGAGCTGTATATTAAGAAACAGTGGTTCACAATACTGTTTGATTTAGGAAAGATAAATTCTGCTGTATTACAGAATGTACAACAGGAATATGCTTGGGCAGTTGGTGATTGCCAGACTGAGTTCAATAGATTATCTATTGATAAGGCAGAGTCATTCTATAATTCATGGAGGACTTTATTGCTTAGAGATACTGAACATAGAACAGGGTTCAGAAACAATGGTACAAAGGAAAGATTAAAACTACAATAAACTATGCAGAAGCAAATTCAATTCAAAATAAAAGGAATGCAGAGAGACTTGAGTGCCTCAGCATTTAATCCTGAATATGCCTATGAAAATAAGAATATTAGGATTATGCCTACTGATGAGAGTACTCTGCTTAGTATGGTGAATGAAAAAGGTAATAGGCTTGCAAATATAAGTGGTATTGGCGACTCTTTAAAGGGAACACCCATAGGACAGGCTTTAATAGATGATGAACTTATTATTTTCACTGCTGGGGATAGTAGTGCAAGAACAGTAGATAATATCACTCCAACCATTGAGACAGTTGATGACATTATAAGTGAAGAGCTTACTCTTGATATAGACAGTGATATAGAGGATAGAATATACAAACTATGGTTTGATGGTACTACTCTAACTGGTACAAGATTATATAGAGGTCAGCTTGATTTTGATTACAGACATCCCATTGAAACCATATCTTTTTATGAGAACCAAGAAATAAAGAAGATATATTGGACAGATGGTCTTAATCAGCCAAGAGTCATTAATGTTGCAGCAGCTTCAGATGTAATTAGTAGATGGAATGATAATTCATTTAACTTTACAAGAAGACTAAAGCTGCAAGAGACTATTACAATAGATAGAAATGTTGTGGCAAATGGTACATTCAGTCCGGGAGTTATACAATATGCTTTCACTTACTTTGATAAGTATGGTCAGGAAAGTAATATATTCTATGTGTCCCCACTATATTATATATCATATAATAACAGAGGAGCTAATCAAGAGGATAAAGTAGGTAATAGCTTCACAATCAAAGTACTGAATGCTGATGAAAACTTTGACTATGTAAGAATATATTCTATCCATAGAACAAGTATTGATGGAGTTCCTACAGTGAAAAGAGTTATTGACATTGCTCCTGTCTTCTCTGATAATGCTACAAGCTCTTATAGCTACACAAGAACTGTGTCTCTTGAAGATATTACAGTTAGACAGCTTATTACTGGTAAGTATGTAAATCTATCTGATATTACTCCTACTTCTACAAGTGAAACATATAAGTCATGGACTTTACCAAAGGAAACTTATAATGCTATAAGATTTGCTGGAAGTCAGGACTGGGTAGAATTCACTAACAAGGGAGCAGTAGCCAGATATTATATCAATGATAACTCTTTGCAAGTTGCTGCCTCTTCTGATAATTTAGTACTTCATATATACACTGCTCAATGTAGTTACACTGACAGTGGTTCTACAGGAGACTCTATAGACCCTACTGAACTATTGTATATTGGAGGGGAGGAGGTTATATTTGGTACAATGGCTCAAAAGGATAATACACTATTTTTAGGTGATATTACTCTAAAGAGAAAGATTATAGATTCTACAGTAAGGGATTATTTCAAGGGTAAGAGTATAACTTTCACAGCAACTTCTTATGATAATAAAAGTATAGAATCACCTGAACCTGTTGGATACTATCCATACATTAACCAGTTGAGTATGAACTCCTATCAATTCAAGACATTCAAGTACCTTGAAACTTATAGATTAGGAGTACAATTTCAGCACTATACAGGTAAATGGTCAGAGCCTATATGGATTAATGATGTAAGGAATACACAACATATACAAACCCAATACACATCTAAAAGTAAAGTATGGCTACCAACAGCAGTATTCTCAATATCAGACTTGTCTATAATCAATAGATTAATATCTCAAGGATATATTAGAGTTAGACCTGTTGTAGTATATCCATCTTTGACAGATAGAGAATGTATATGTCAAGGTATTTTATGCCCTACTGTATTTAATGTAGGTGATAGATATGGCAATTCTCCATTTGCACAATCATCATGGTTTACAAGACCAAATGCACCATTTGATGAATATAAGGCATTCCACTATAATCAAAGTTCAAGTGGAGATTGGGGTAGTGACTGGAATGATAGAGAAGAAGGTCTCTTTAATTACACCATTAATTCAAGAGCTGGTGTAATGTCTAATAATAGAGTACTTCTTACTATTGATGGTAGTGAGCAGAAAAATATGGATGTGGTTAATAGAGGAGCTTGGGCTGAATTTAGACACATGTATCCAATACCTTCTAATAATAATAGAAATGCTGAAATACAATGTATCTGGAATCCACCTTCAAGACCTACAGTCAGTAAGGATGCTTCAGACTCTGATGTTGCAGGATGGGTTTCTCAAAACTCAGAGAACTTCTATGTAGACCAATCAATAGTGACATTACACTCTCCTGATATAGAGTTTGATGATAATGTTAGAAGTATAGATACCTCAGGCTTAAAATTAAGAATTGTTGGTATAGTTCCTGTAACAGCATTTTATGGTGATATAGATATACAAACTTCTACACCACCTAATAACTATTATGATAGTAGTGAGGTGGCTCCGGGTTTTTATAAAGAGCCTATAAATGCAGAGAATATATCAAGATTTGGATGGAAGAGTCTATGCTCTGGTGCATTCTGGTTTGATGAAATATCAGATTATAAAAAGGATACAGGCAATACCCATAAATATACCACAGGGTTTGTAGTATATCCATTCCATAGAAATGGCTCATTGAATAATAAAAAATGGGCTACTGATGGATATAGACCAGCTATGTTGGACAAGAAGAAAATATCTAATACAAGATATTCTTATAACTCATTATACTTTGAGCCAAATCAAATTTGGAAAGCTTATGCGGAGAATCATCCAACACTTACTGGAATATCTGGAATAGTAATTTTTGATTCTGATGAGGTGTCTCTTGTTAGAGTACCTGCTCCTAAGAACTCAGGGCTTCCTGATATTAATTACTATGGTAATGTGGATAAGGTACTTAATATATCAAGAATTGGTGATAAGAAGGAAGGCTATCCTATAATGACTACTGGAGTGCAGAATGCAGATACTAATGCTCACTTACTATTCAGTAGTAATTATATGCAGGTAGATGGTAGATTTACAGACCAGATTACTGGTACTGACCCAGTCAGAATGAAGTATAAGTCTACCCCTCATGCTGTATTGGCACTTAATTATACTTCTGATAGATGCCCAAAGATGTTGCCAACATTAAAGGATAGTGATAGTTCTTATGGTACTGACCCAGAAACTTGGAATATTAACTATCAAGCTTTCATGGTTGGGGACTCTAATAAATTCTATTGGGAGCCTAAGAGAGTATCTAATAGAACCTATCAGGATATATTAACTATGTATTTCTCAGGAATAAATGGCTCTATGAATGGATTGGGTCCTGAATATGGCTGGTTATGGTTAGGAGAGATATACAATGATAATGTCCTTAATAGATTTGGTGGACAGACAGAAGAAGCATTTGAAAATAACCAATGGGTACCATGTGGAGATGCTGTATCACTTACTGATAGCAAAGGCATGGTTAAAAGCTATGTGGAAATAAAATGGGTAGAAGGAGATACATATTACCAAAGGTATGACCACTTAAAAACTTACCCATTTACTCTTGAAGACCAGAATGCTATAACAGATATTATATCATTTATGTGTGAAACAAGAGTGAATATTGATGGTAGATATGATAGAAATAGAGGACAAACCAGTAATTTTGCTGTAACTCCAACAAACTTCAATTTGATAAATGATGTTTATAGTCAGCAAAATAACTTCTTCAATTATAGGACAATCAACCCAAGTAAGTTAAATCTGGATAACTTTCATAACTCAATTACTTGGACTAAGACTAAGACTGTTGGAGAATTAGTAGATACTTGGACTAATATAACATTAGCCTCTGTCCTTGACCTTGATGGTGATAAAGGGGATGTTAGAGCAATAAGAAGATTTAATAATAATCTTATTGCATTCCAAGATAGAGGAATCAGCCAGATTTTGTATAATGAAAGTATGCAGGTTGCATCTACTGAAGGAGTCCCTATTGAGATTGCTAATAGTGGAAAAGTAACTGGTAAAAGATACTTGACTGATAAAATAGGATGTGCCAATAAGTGGTCAATGTGTGAGACCTCTAATGGTATCTATTTCATAGATGACACAACTAAAGGTATATTCCTATTTAATGGTAAGTTATATAACTTATCTGATAGATTGGGATTCCACTCATGGATTAATAGCAGGTCTACTGCAATTAATATATGGAATCCAAAAGACTTCAATGGGTTTGTTACTTACTATGATAAAGTCAATGGAGATGTATTCTTTATATCAAGAGATGAGTGTCTTGCTTTCTCTGAGCCTCTTGGTCAGTTTACTTCTTTCTATAGTTATGAGCACTTACCTTACTTTGTAAATCTTGAGGATAGAGGTATTGCTATTAACAAAGATAGTGGAGGTACAACATATAAAGTATGGCTACATAATGAAGGAGATTACAATATGTTCTTCAATAGATATTGCCCATTCTATACTACAGTTATAGCTAACCCAGACATGGCTGTAGATAAGATATTCAATAATCTTGAGTTCAGGGCAGATTCTTGGAAAGGCACAACTCTATTGAATACTACATTTGATACTCTGACTACATGGAATGAGTACCAGACAGGAACTTCAACTCTTAATAATATACTTGGAAGACCTTCTGAGTTAAAGAAGAAGTTCAGAGTATGGAGAGCTAATATACCAAGAGCAAGTAGTAATGGTAGAGATAGAATGAGGAATCCTTGGCTATATGTCAAGTTATCAATGGAAGGGGAGAATACAAATAAAACTATCCTTCATGACATGATAGTTCATTATTTTGAGTAATCCATTTAAGGGCGAGTAAATAAATTCATTTACTTGCCCTTACTTTTTTAGATAGTTACTTGGTTTACTTGGAAATTTTACTTATCTTTGTAACCAAATTAATAAGATATGGCTAAGAAAAAGATTATAAGAAAGTCTAATAGAACTCTTAATCTCTTTGCAGATGGTGGAGACACTAAACAGACTTGGGGTCAGCAGGCTAAGTCCTCAGCTCAAAGTGCTTTCAGTGGTCAGAATTTAGGAAGTACCATTGGAGGAATAGATTCAGCAGTAGGCACAATAGTAAATGCTGGCATTCAAAATGCCCAAATAGCTGACACCTCTGACCTTGAAGGAGAAATAAAGCAAGCACAGACATACACAGTACAAGCCAATAACAATGATGACCTGATGAGTGAATGGGGAATGTTTTCCCCAATGGAGAATGTATCTTGGAAAGATATTAGAGGAGGAAGCACTGGTCAGAGAATTGGTAATACTATTGGTGCAGCAGGTTCAGGTGCAGCAGCAGGTGCTTCTGTTGGTGGACCTATTGGTGCTATTGTAGGTGGTGTAGTTGGCTTAGGTAGTGCCATTGGTGGTTGGCTTGGTGGTAATAGAAAAGCTAAGAAAAAGGCTAAGAAGTTTAATAAGCAGATAGATGCAGCTAATGAAAAGAATATGGTTGCATTGGAAGATAAGGCTGGGAATATTGATACACAAAATGACCTTAATATGCTTGCTAACTTCTCTGCTTATGGAGGTCCTATAAATATCTTTGGTAGTGGAGCTATTGATTATGAACTTGCCAAAGAGGACTTATATAACAAACAATTAAGTGCTATGAGTAAATATAAGATGTCTTCAATGCCCAACTCATTTGAGACACCAGAGCTTGCTGTATTTGCCAAAGGAGGAAAGATACATATCAAGAAGGCTAATAGAGGTAAGTTCACTGACTATTGTGGTGGTAAGGTTACTTCTGAATGTATAGCAAGAGGCAAGAGAAGCAGTAGTCCTACTATAAGGAAGAGAGCTACTTTTGCTGCTAATGCAAGGAAGTGGAAACATGAGGACGGCGGGCCCTTAGATAGTCTTGTGGCTGATATAAACAGAAGAAGTAATGCTGATTTTGTTAAGAGACTTCAAGACCCCAATAGAGATTATATACAAGATTGGGCTACAGATAATATAGCCACTCACAAGTTAAGTTGGGCAACAGATGATAATGGAGCTATAGTGTTTCCTAATGTGCAAAGAATAAATGGGAAGCTATATGATTTTACTGACCCTGCGAATAAGAGAGGAGAGTGGGATGCTTTAGATAGTGCTATTGAGAGAGGAGATACTTTAAGAATGACTCCCTCACAGGCTAAGGAATTTACAGAAACTTATAAGAAATATTATCCAAAAGGTAAAACTTTTAGAGCAGAGGGAGGACCTCTATTCACTCATGGTGGTATATGGGATAATGGACTGACTTATATAAATGAAGGGGGTTCTCATGAAGAAAATCCTTTTGAAGGGGTACAGATGGGGGTTGACCCACAAGGCATTCCTAACCTAGTAGAGGAAGGAGAGGTAGTATATAATGACTATGTATTCAGTAACAGGATGAAAGTACCTAAGGATGTCAAGAAAAGATTAAAGATAAGGGGTGATACATTTGCTGAAGCTGCTAAGGAATTAAGCAAGGAAAGTGAAGAAAGACCTAATGACCCTATTAGTAAGAGAGGATTGATAAGTGCAATGACAAGATTACAACAAGCTCAGGAACAAGTGAGAATGGAAGAGAACAGAGGAGGTAATAAGTATGCACATGGTGGTAAGATAGGCAGAAAGTATGATGGTGAGGGTGATGAACCTAATCTTCTTCAGTTCTATACTCCACAAGAAAGATGGTTAAGAACATTACAGAGACAAGGGGTTGTTCCTACTTATGAACTTCCTGCTTTCCAAAAGCCTTACAGTATGATGACTCCTGAAGAAAGAACAGCAAGTTTCAATCTTAAAGTTCCTTCTTTGGTTGATACAAGAACTCCTGCTGAGAGATGGATGGATGAAAATATTAAGCCTATTCAATTCAATCCACCTGCCATTACAGGTGACACAGGAAGTGATGCTGACACAGAAGACCCTGATACTAACTCTTCAAGACCAAGACAGAAGAGGGGAGCATCATGGTTGAGATATGCTCCAGTAGTAGGAGCAGGTCTTGGTGTATTGACTGATGCACTGGGATGGACTAATAGTCCTGACTATGGCAATGCTGACTTGGTAGGTAGTGCAGTGGATAATTTAACCAATGTAGAATTTACTCCTATTGGTAATTATTTAACTTATAGACCATTAGATAGAAACTATTATATAAACAAGCTGAATGCACAAGCAGGTGCAACAAGAAGAGCAATAGTAAATCAATCAGGTGGTAACAGAGCTACTGCATTAGCAGGTTTATTGGCAGCAGACTATAATGCTCAAAGTGCATTGGGAGACCTTGCAAGACAGGCTGAAGAATACAATTTCAATCAAAGAAAAGATGTTGAGACATTCAACAGAGGAACTAATCAGTTTAATTCTGAGATGGGTCTTAAAGCAAGTATAGCTAATCAGGCAAATGATAAATTGAGATTGCAGGCAAGAACCACACAGGCTCAATTAAGAGACCAAGTTGATGCAAGGGCTTCTGCTGGTAGAGCAGCTAATCTTACTAATTTATTTGATTCACTTGGTGAGATAGGTAGAGAGGAGTTTAGTAGAAATATGATTCAAACAAACCCTGCACTCTACTATTCTATTGACAGTAGTGGCAGAATAACCTACAAGAATGGCTATGAAGATTTAAGTGAGGCTGAGAAGAAGGTAGTAAGGGATGCTGCTAATAAAGCTAAGGGAAAGAAGAAAGCTAAGGGAGGTTATTTAACTATAAGAAAAGGTAAGTAATATGGCAGCAAATTATATTGTAATAAATAGTAAATTCAAGCCTTTCTCTTATGCAGAGATGCTTCAGCCAGTACAAATGGCTACATTAGCACATCAGGAAGTTGAGAATGAATATGCTGAGTTGGCAACTAAGGCTAATGTATGGGATGAAATGGCTAATGAGCAGACTGACCCTTATGCTTACAAGATGTACAAGACATACTCAAATGACCTTGAGGAACAGGCTGGTCAATTAGCAAGAGAGGGTCTTACTCCTGCAAGTAGACAGAATATGCTGAGGATGAAGCAAAGATACTCAAGTGATATAGTCCCTATAGAACAGGCATATAAGAGAAGACAGGAATTGATTGATGAGCAAAGAAAGTTGTTGGCACAAGATAACACACTTATGTTTGATAGGAATGCCTCTATGCTCAGTCTTGATGATTTGATTAAGAATCCTCAACTTACTTATCAGTCATATTCAGGAGCTACACTTGCGAAACAAGTGGGTACTGCTGCTCAAAGCTTGGCTAAGGAAATGAGAGATAATCCAAGAAAGTGGAGAACTATTCTTGGTAATCAGTACTTTGAAACTATCATGCAGAAGGGATATAGACCTGAAGAGATTATTCAGGTATTACAGAATGACCCAAATGCTTCTTCTGTATTGAAAGGTATAGTAGAGGATGCAGTGGGAAGCTCAAATATTGCAAGCTGGGGAGATGCAAACACTCTTAATAGAGCTTATGAATATGCAAGACAAGGACTATGGAATGCAGTAGGAGAGACTCAATATCAGATACAGTCTAATAAGGCTTATGACTATGCAATGCAAGACCAACTTGCAAGAAATAAAGAGACAAGAGCCAGAGCTGCAAAAGAGGCAGAAGAGAAAGCAAGACTCTATTATAGAGCTGTTCCTAAGACTACTGTAGATGGGGACAAGAAGACTACTCAAATGAATGCTGACCTGCAAGTATTAAGAGAGGTACTGGCTAATCCAGCTTTACTTGACCAAGCATCTACAAGGACAGTAAGAGAGCCTCACTTGATAAATCCTGACCCAATGACTAATTTCTGGATAGACACTGGTACAGGACCTACAAGGCAGGAAACATACTATCCTTACAGAGAAAAATTAACTGAGTTATCAAAAAGATATGGAAATGTAAGTTATACTCTGACAGATGGTGTATTGACAGGAGGTAATCTTGGAGAGCTTGCCCAAAAACTTGAAAATGATATTAGAAGTAGTGCAGTAAGAGCTTTTTCCTATAAGCCTAATATCACTCAGAGTGACTTGATAACTCAGGTATTGAAAGAGAATACAAGGTCATATTATAGAAGGTCTAATAGCACTGGTCTATGGGAACTTGATGATAATAAGAAGGGTGATGAGGTAGATATTGAAGATTTGAATAATTACTTCACATCAGATGCTGATATAGATTTTGACCCTGATTTGGGATTCATTATCAATTCTACTGATAGTAAGGGTACAACAAGGTCAGCAATACTTGATACTGAATTGCTTGATGACCAGAACAGAACATTCAGTAGAGCACAGCAGGCTATTAAAGTAGCTTTGGAAAATGGAGAAGATGAGTTGGCTACCACACTTATTGATGCTACTATGGAAGCATTCTATAAGAGGTACAATACTCTTGAGAAGAGACAAAGTAATACATTTAGTAAAGAAGAATAAATATGGCAGCAGCAGATAATCAACAAATACAAGACCCTTCTACACAAGGGACTGGAGGTTTGAGAGGTCTGGATGGTATTAATAGACTAAGAGAAAGGGGTATCAATATTGATACCTCTATTCTTGGTCTTGCCAGAGACTATAGAGGTACAATGCAGGAAATCAACAGAACTGCAACTCCAAGACAGGATATAGGCTTTGTTGGAGTCAATGACAGTATGTTTGATGAAGATATTACCTCAGCTACACAACTTGACAACTTGGCTAATACAAGAGGGGAGCTACAGCCTTGGTATGCACAGATTGGTGCAGGTTTGGCTAAGGGTGTAATCCTTGCAGGTACTACATTCCTTGATGGTACATTAGGGTTGGTACTTGGTGGAGCACAAGCTATTGCAGAGGGTAGAGGTTCTGCCCTATGGGATAACCCATTTAGCAAAGCAATGCAATCTATTAATGATTGGTCTGAGGAAGCACTTCCTAACTATTATACTGATGCTGAGAGAAATGAGCCTTGGTATGAAAATATATTCACTGCCAATTTCTTAGGGGACAAGTTCATAAAGAACTTAGGTTTCACTGTTGGTGCATTCTATGGTGGTGGTGTAACTGCTGCTGGACTAAAGGCTACAAAGTTGCCTCAGATTATAGGTGCTGTAACCAAGTCTTCCAGAGCACCTGCTATTGTAACATCAAGTGTAGGTGCTACTGTCTCTGCTGTAAATGAAGGCAGAATAGAGGCATTAAATAATTCTACAGATTGGTTTAATCTACATAAGACTCAACTTGATGACCAGCATACTGCAAGACTTCAAGCTATTGATGGTATGTACTTGGACCCTGAGATGCACAATAGAATGATTGCACAAGAGAATGCCAATTATGAAGCTACTCTTGGTAAATTAACTGAGGACAGACTGAAGATGGGTAATGCAGATTTACTTATGAATATTCCTATTCTTACTGCATCCAACCTTATTCAGTTTGGTAGAATGTATGCCAATGGTTTCAAGACTGCAAGAAAAGCAACCAATATAGTTGGTAAGGCAGGAGAATATGCTACAGGAAGAACTACAGGCAAAGGAATTGCAAGAGCTACTTTGAGTCCTCTCTCTGAGGGTCTTGAAGAAATTTCACAAGGTGCAGCAAGTAGAATATCTGGTAATTACTATGAGGATGATGTAAATAACTTCTACAAAGCCAAGATAGACCCACAGGCTGAGCAAGAAACATTGAGTTGGATGAAATCCTTTGCTCAAGGTATTAATGAGACAGTGAATGATGGTTCATCATGGGAGGAGTTCTTTATTGGTACTCTTACTGGTGCTCTTGGTATGCCAAGGTTCAGAGGGATAAGAAGTAATGAAGGTAGATTACAATCTCCTGTTACTCTTGAAGGTGGAACTATTGGTGAGTTCAGGGAGTATAGAGACAAGATGAATAGAGAGAATGAGATAGCTAATTATATGAATGAGAGGGTTCAATCTCCTGAGTTCATAAATTACTATCAAGGTCTTATCAGGCATAATAAGTATCAGAATGATATGAACCAAGCTGTAGAAAACAATGATGAGTTTGAGTTCAAGAATGCTGAACATGCTCAGTTGATTTCTGACATTGCAATGTTTGATAATGCAGGTAAACTTGAAGATTTAACTACTCTCATTAATTCTGCCTATGACACTTCTGATGAGAACCTTGCATCAATAGTAGAAAATACTACTTCTACTATAACTGATGAAAATGGTAAGGAAGCTAAGGTTGGTCCATTCATTGATAAGAATGGTAATCCTATGTACAGTACTCCTGAGGGAAAGCAGGAAATGATAGATAAGCTGACTCAGACAAGAGATGAAATGCTTAATACTATCACTAACTATACTAAGATTAAGGATGATATTGATGTAAGAACTGGTCAGCAATTAAGTGATGAACAACTTGAGGAATTGACTTGGTTGAAGTCTCAAATTGGTAATTGGCAAGATAGGGCTAATCAGCTTTCAAGTGAAGTAAAACCTACCATTGGTACAGTGCTTGGAAGTATGTCTCAGCTTGCTGATATGTATGCTTCAATAAAGACTGAAGAAGGTAAGGCTCATGCAGGATTGACTGATTTGTATAATTCTGCTGATAATAATGAGAGACAGATAAGGAAAAATATGTCTATTCTTGAGACTGTGAGAGGTCTTGATGATAAGACTTTTGCTTATCTCTTGTCAAGTGACCCTAAGTTGGTAGAAGGAATCAAGTCAGTAATAGAAAGCCCTCTTAGTGGAGTAGCTGCTGATGATGCACAAGCATTCAATGAAAAGATTGATGATATTGTGAAATTAGTAGATGCTACTGGTAAATATAATACTAAGCTAAAGGAATATCTTGAAAATCCTAACAAACTTCAAGAAGATTTAGTTTCATCTACTGAGAATATTGCTAAGGGAGAAGCTAAGAAAAAGTCTGATAATCTGAAGAGTAGACTTCTCTCAGCCACTAACTTATCTGAGTTCAGGCAGACTCTTAATGAGGAAGAGGATGCTGCTACAAGAGAAGAAACACTTAAATCTCTTGAAGATGAAGGTAATGAGATGGCTAAGAATTATAGGGAAGTAAATGCCTATAACACAGATGTGCAAAGAGCAATTAATTCTCTTGATGAAAGTCCTGCTGTTAAGGCAGATGCTCTTAAACTCCTTCAAGACCAATTTGAGAACTCCTCTAATCTAAATGAGATAGCAAATCCTAACTCCATATATGTTGATAATGCAGATGCTCTGTATGATGATAATTTAACACCAGAGGAGAATGCTGTTAAATTCCAAGAAGCTCAGTATGCACTTCTTAGAGCAATGAATCAAATCAACAATGAGAATAGATTCAAGAACAGATTCTCACAAGATTATAGAACACTAAGAGAAAAGGGTAAACCAAATCCCTCTGCTCCTACAAAGGACACTACAGGTGATAGTGGTACTTCTACTATTCCTCCAGTTAGCACTGAGGGTCTTCCTGTGGTTACTTATGAACCTCCTGTAGGCAATGTAACTGTAACCCAAGTAAAGGATGAAAATAGGGAGACTAATAGTAGGGTTGAGACCCCACAATCACTTGACAGCAGGCAAAAGAGCAGAAGACCCTACTATAGACCTTCAATACCTGAGTTGCATATTCAGGCAAGCAAGGAAGGAGATTTTAGACCATTCAATGTAGTAGCTGCTGAAAGAGAGAAAGGTGTAAACTTTGATGAGTTATATAACTATCTAAGAGATAATGGTGCATTTACTTATGTGAATGAAGGTAATCTGAAGGCAGGTGATGAGCTTGGATTTATGATTGACCCTGAGTTCAATGACCATACAATCTTTATTGTAGATAGAAGAAATAACCAGATTGTAGGTAGCCTTGATGAATCTGACTATTCAGTAGATAGATATGAGGGTCTGGCTGGTCTTGAAGAGAAGATAAAAGCTGAGTTTGCACAGAGAAGTGATAAGAGTAAGAGATTTATTGCTACTCCTACTACAAGAGTGTCACAAGTAATGGTAGGTAGAATACCTTACAGCACAGAGGAAAGAAGCTTGGCTAATATACCTAATGTATCAGGAGAGGGCAGAGCACCTATCTTTGGTATAATCAAGAATGGTACATTGGCTACTAATGGTAGATTGGATGATAGTCTTATTATCAAGCCAGTAGATATGGCTCAAAAGGAGGGTAGAATGTATCTTCTTATACCTAATGCTGCTGGTAAGTATTCACCTGCTGCTGTAAGAGTAAAGCACTTCAACAAAACTGAGTTTAATCCTGAGGATGTTGAAGTACAAAGTACTCAGGTATATAAGAATATACAAGAGTCCATTGATGCACTTGCTAATTCATTGAGTGAGGATGATTTGAATAATGCAGTCAAGTCTCTTGCAACCAATCTTTATACTGGAGATTTGCACATTGACTGGTTTACATCTGACTCAGGTAATGGTATTAGATTCACTAAGGTGCAAAGAGATGCTCAAGGTAATGAGATATATGAGGAGAAAGATGGCAAGAGAATAAGAAAGGAGACTGTAAAGACAGTATTCTTAACTGAGAAGTGGGACCAAAATACTCTATTCTCTATTACAGGAAATGAAGAGGTACAAACAGAGCCTGCCTCAAAAAGTATTGAGAATGTATCAAAGGAGATAAGTGAAATCCTTCTTGACTTCAATCTACCTATTCAGGTGAATCTTGGTATGTTGAATAGAGGTGGATATAACAATGTACTTATCAATTCTAATGTACTTACATCAAATATCTCTGATGCAAGAGTGATAAGTAGCTGGTTTACTACTGACTACTTTGATGTGGAAGGTAATCTGCATCAAGCTGTAAATCCTGCATCTGTAACTCCAGATACTACAAGGAAGATAGAAACTCCTGTAGGTGGGACTGAGGGTGTTATTACAGGTACTAAGGTAGTTGTTGATGGTGCTACTTATGGAGTAGATTTGACTACTGGTGTTATATATAGTAGTAACAATCAAAGGGTATATCCTAAGAATGCTCAGTTAATTAGTGATTTAGCTTGGGCAAGTGCTAACTTTGGTGATGCTACTAATGGTTCTTTGATATGGAATAATAAAATCCTGTTACCAAGTGGTCAGGTATTGGATAGAGGAACTCAGAAATACTTGACAGGTAAAGAAGCTCAAGAGGTTAAGGATAAGATTGCTGGTAGAGAAAGAACTGTAGGGGACAGTAAGAAAGTCATAGCTCAGATAGCTGAGAATCAGAAGAAAGTAGATAAGACAAGAACTGATGGTGAGTTCTATTATATACTTGAGGAAGATGGTCAGTACCATGAGTATGAAAGAGTACACAGCAGATTAGGAAGTAATTGGGTTGAGTCAAAGAAACAGACTGATGCTCTTAAAGATATAAGAGTAAGATTGTCTCAATTGGCAGATAATGTTACTCAGTACAATAACTACTTGAAGTACTTAGGCAATCACTGGAAAGTTGATTTAAGTGCATTCAGTGGTAAGATTGATGCAAGAAGCAGAGATACTATTGTAAATATCATAAGAGACAATATGTCTGGTACTAACTCACAGAGAGCCTTGAATGCTGGCACTGCTGTGGATAGTGTGATTAGAAACTTCTTTACATCAAATGATACTCCTGTAAAGCCTGATAATATGAGTGAGAAAGCTTTCACAGATTTGATTGCCTCACTTACAGAAATCAGGTCTAACATTGAGGCAAGAGGTGAAAGATTCCTAACCAATAACATTGTACTATTCCAGAAGTATGCTGATGGGACAAGAGTTGCAGGTGAGGTTGATATTCTTTCAGTAGATGCAGATGGAAACTTCAGGATATATGATGTGAAGACAAGCAGATATAGCTTCTATGATTTCACAGACAGATATGGTCATAGAGTGAATTACTTCACCAGTCCTTCAGCTACTCAAAGAATGAGTGCTAAGGATTACTATACTCTACAATTGTCTGCATATAAGAATCTGTTTGAGTCTCAATACCATACTCCTATTACTACACTTGCTGTTCTACCATTTGTTCTTAACTATAATAAGGATGTTGTTGATGGGGTAACAAAGGAGAAGGGTATAATGATAACCTATAATCCTGCTGTTAATGTACCATTAGTAGGTGCTGTAAAGGCAAGTGAACCTACTCCTACTAACTCAACAGTACCAGTCTTTAATAGTGCTCTTGAAACACAAGACCCTGTTAATAATGTGCTTCCTGAATATAGTCTTGAAGATAGTAAGGTAGGTTATTTCGTAAGAGATGGTAAATTACACAAGAGCTATCTAACTCCTATTGGTAAAGTGAATGGTGTTGAGGTGTATATGGCTAAGATACCTACTATAACTAAGGGATTTGGTAGACAAGGTGAAGAAGCCCATGTTGCAAGTAATTCATATATGGCAGTATTCCCTAATGGTAATTCAATTACTCTTATCAAGAATGACCCAATGACCATGACTGAGCAGCAGGCTAAGGATACTATCAAGAAGATGCTTAATGGTAATCCTCAGAGAGTGGTAGATATGTCAAATGAGAAGACTCTCATATTTGACCCTTCATCTGCTCCTGTAGTAGAAGCACCTAAAACTGAGACTCCTGCCACTATATTATCTACTCCTACTGAGTCTGGGGCAGCTAAGGCTGCACAAGCAGAACAAGCAGTAAATGAGAATGATGATGAATTTGAGGATGACTTGGATTTGGATAGTTTGAGAAGAGTGGATGATGAGACAAGAGGTACTTGGAATCAAGAAAAGGAACTTGCTTGGATAAAGAAAGTCCTTCCTCAATTATCTGATAATGATAGAGTAAGAGTAGTGAAAGGTCTTATTAGAGTTGGTAATCAAGGAGCATTAGCTTGGGGACAATTCAATAATGGCATAATTACTTTATCTGATGTAGCTGCTGAGGGTACTACTTACCATGAAGCCTTCCATGCAGTATTTCAACTTCTTCTTGACAATAATGAGAAACAAGCATTATTGGCTGAAGCTAAGGAAATGTATGGTAATAAGGATGATACCTCTCTTGAAGAGGATATGGCAGAAGGGTTCAGAGAGTATGTAATGACCAGAGAGAATAGAGGTATTGGTAGAAAGATTCTTGACTTCTTCAAAGACTTATTTGTTAAGGTTACTAATTGGAATAACATGAGACCTCACTTAATTGATTACTATAGAAATATCAATGAAGGAAAGTACTCATCAAGTAATTATAAGGTACCTTCACTAAGTCAAATGAGAGAATCAAAGAAACAAGACACTACATCATTTGAGTCATTAGATGCTGAGATACAAGAATCCCTATTGAATAAGGGATGGACACAAGAGAAGTTTGATGCAGTCTCACAACAAGAGAGAGACCAAGCAGTTAAATGCATAGCTCTTTAATCAGTAGGGTGAAATTTTTTATAAAGGAGAAAGAAAAAGGGAAGTAGAACTTAATCTACTTCCCTTTCTTTTTATCCTTATCTTATTGCTTGAAGAATGGAATACCAGTCTCAGGATGTAATCCTCTATAAATAGTCCTGTTCATAGGAATTATAGGAGATTCAAAGAATGACTTGTATGCAGTACTGTGTCCTTCATATCTACCAGACTGTAATTCATCCATGTAGTTCCAAGGATTAAGCAGCTTAGTTAAATCAAGCATATCCTCAATTGTATTCACACCAGCAGCAGGTGATTTGATAATCTTCAAACCTTCTGAAATCATAGGTTTGCCGGGTATCATAGCACCTAATTCAGTGTACAATCTTCTTGCTTGATATTCAGCCATCCTCACTAACCAAGGTCTATCCTTATCATCAGACCACTCAATGAGACCAATAATAGCCATTACTGCCAAGAAGTGACCTGTCTCAGTCAATGCTCTTCTTATGTTAGCCTTCTCAGTAGGAGTAAGCTCATTCCACCTTGCAGCAAGATTAAATTGAGTCTCTCTCAAATCTCTTGCAAGTTGTAACAGGAATCTACCACTTGTTCTATAATAACCTTCAGTCCAAGCATCCAAATCATAGTTATAAGTAGCTGACTTGAATCTTCTATTCAGAGATGGTTTAATCCATTTTCTGAACATCATACCCATTCTACCAATAGCCAATCTTTGTATTGCTGACCTATCAGCCTTATTGTAAATACCGTGCATTCTCTGATTGATTGCTGCACTTCTTCTACTGAACTTGATAATGTCATCCTGTGTAAATGCAGAGCCATCAGCCTTTGTGTAACCTTGCTTTAATTGAAGTTTAGCACCTGCTTTCTTGTTATTCTTATCAATAGGAACTACTTCCATAGCATCCCATAGACTGACAATCTTACCATTAGGTGCTTTCATCTTATAGGCATCAGCTAAGGATAAAGAAGTTCTATTCTGCATCCAGTGCTCACCTGCATTATTCATAAAGAATAATGTAGATGTGCCAAACATTCTGCTGAACCAAGTCTTCCTATCAAAGTTCACTTCTCTGACATCCTGCTCATATTCCTGCATTACATTGAACAACTCATCCCATAGGGCAAGTTTGCTTGTCTTTACTCTATTACCTATTTCAGCAAGATATGCAGGAAGAGACTGACCATATACCCTATCAGCAGTAATTGTGTTCTTCTCATTGAAGAACTCACCAGCAAATGACTCAATTCTCATCATCACTTTACCAGTAGCTATATTGGAAATACCTGAAAGAACATTGAGTGCTAAGTTGTTCATAGAAGTAACTCTATTTACAAAGTTAGCAACTTTACCCTTATCAATATTTGTCTTGCCAAATGTACCTTCATCTGCCATATATCTTCCATATACCTGCATTTCAAAGAAGTCATTCAGTCTTTGGACAAATCTTGTAGCTTCTCCTTCTTTTGTTAATTTACTCTCAACCTTTCTACCTACTGCCTTGAACTTTTCTACAAGTGGCTTACCTCCTTGAGTTTGGATTACTTGTCTTTCTCTTAGCAAGTCTCTACCTAATTCAAGCACATCAATAACCTTGTTCATTTCATCAAAGTCATTAGCCATTGCAGCATAGGCTGTGAGAGTACTTACAATGTCAGTAGACAGGTCATTTGCACTTTCTCCCTCTTTCAGTTTAGTAAAGTATATAGGAAGAGTCTGTACCTCATTGCCTTCAAAGTCCTTCACTGTGGCTCTGTCTCCAAAGTCCACATCATCAGTTCTTCTAATAAACTCATCCTTGATACTTTCCCATATCTGCTTTGCACCTGACTTCACACCATCAGATGACTTAACTCTCTCAAGTAAGTCCTTTCTTATCTTGACAGCATTAGTAAGTGTAGTGTACTTCTCAGGCAAATAAGAATCCAATTGGGACTTAATGTTCATTACTGTATCATAATATTCTTTCTGAGCTGCATTCAGTCTTTGGTATTGCTTATTACCATAGATTGACATCTTAGGTACTTTCTTACCATTGACTATTTCCATATTGGCATCAAACCAAGCCTGTCTTTCTTTCTTGTACTTCTCAGCATTTTCACCAACAGGATTCTTACCATACTTCTCATTAAGAGATTTGAACATTTCTCTTACTTTCTCCTTGAACAAGGCTTGATTGATTTCAGAGATATAATTACCACTTAAATTACCCTTACTATCCCTCTCAAACATCCAGTCAGTATTCTTAATACCAGCCTTTTCAAGTTTAATAGTGGCAGCCTGTAATTGTTTCATTACATCAATAGTTCTCAATCTTGCCTGTTCCTTACTCTTCTTGACAGCTTGGTCCATTACTTTCAACATATAGTCAGAAGAATCTGCCATACTGTCAAGCCATCTGTCAAAGATGGAAATATCCTCATCAGCCATCTTCACTAAATCCTCAGCCTTAATCACTTTACCCTTGAACTTACCAAAAGGTATCATGATATTTTCTCCTACAAATGGCTTAATGAAGTCCACAAATAGAGGCATAGAAACATCATTGTACTTAACAAATAGGTCTCCAATCAAAATAGAAGCATTATCCAATACCACTCTGACTCTCTGACCATATCTATTATCAGTGTATCTTTCCTCATCTACCAATGCCTTTCTTATATCCTCAATAATATTCTTATATGAGTACATGTAATTTCTCACATCTCTCAATACAGAAGCCCTTTCATTTGCATTAGTGGCTGGGGTGTTTCTCAACACCTCAAGTCTGCTGCTTACCTTCTGTAATTCTTCAAGAGCATTATCAAGGAAAGCATAGATTCCCTCAACTTCATTATTGTCAGCTAATTCAAGCTCAAGTCTGTCAATAAGAAGTCTTTGATTAGCACTAAATTGGCTATTAGGATTTCTCTTCTCATAAATCTTGAGCCTCTTCAACTCATTATTCATGATGTCCTGCAATAGCCTTCTATCTCTTTGAACTCTCTCATTAGTCTGATAGAACAAGCCAGAGGAATTAATGTTCCCCACATTTATCTCTTCATCCATTCTACCATTGAGAATATCTCTTGCCAGCCTACCAAAGTCTTTGTCTGCTTCATACATAGCCTTTTGTATCTGGTTGGCATTCATTGTCTTGAAGAAGGATTTAATAGCTGAGATTACTCTCTCTAATAAATTCTTATAGGGTTTCTGTCCTATAGGCTCTGACTTCAATAAGTGCTTTGCAAGTAATTTACCTGCTGCTTCTTTAGCTAACTTTGCAGTATCACCTTTGTAGAGAGTATTATAGGTTTCATACTCATCACCAAGTATTTCACCTATAAGACCACTTGAACTGAGGTTATTAATTAGCCTATTGATAAGGGGGGACTCTCCCATTGCCTCAATAGCAAAGTGAGCAAACTCTTCAGGAAGAGCTTTTTCTCCCTCAATACCATTAGCCAGTCTAATCATCTCAATCATTCCATTAGCAGCAGTTCTTGCTACATCAAAGTCAGTTACACCATTGATTCCCATCCTCTTCTCAAGGTCTGTAAGAGCACCTACTGCAATACCATTAGCTGCCAAAATGTCTCTTAATCTACTATTAAGATTGGCATTATATGCCATTTTGTCAGCATCAATTGAGTTAAGTCTATTTCTCTTCTCAACCTTTACTCCTATGAAGATTCTTGGAGATTCAGTGTCCTGAATCTTAATAACCTTAGCTACATAGTCATCCCTGAAATCTGAGGTTTGATTGAATGAGATTGCCTTCTGTAGTAACTTCTGATAGTTCTCATCATTATTTACCCAAAGAGCAGGTCTATCCATTCCCCTCTTATAGTACCCTATTTCCCTATTGAGTCTTTCAAGTACTTTTGACTCAGGAATAACATCACTAAGATTGGTCTTTTGTAGAAGACTTCTCAATGTAGGTTCATTGTTTTCATCAAGAGTTAGCCTTGGATTCCAATTCTTAATAAACTCGCTACTCTTAGTAATCAAATAAAGTCTGGTAGCCTCTGACCTATTATTGCCAGTGTAGGCAAGCAAGCCCTTAAAGAGCTTGCTGTCTACTACCTGACCTTTATTGTTTCTTACTTGAGGGATAATTGCACAATTTCTTGCCATATCTTATAAGCTATATAAAGTTGTTGCACCACAAATATTATCACCATTCTCATCCTTGTAATCCACATTAGGCTGAATAGATGTTACATCATTTTCAGAACCTTGTGGCATTTCAAGAGGTGTGTCATAGACACTCCCATAAGCCTGTCTCAAAGCATCTTCACTGAATGCTTCTCTATACATCTCAGAATAAGCCAAGTCTTCTTCTGTCATTTGAGGAGTTTCAAATGAAACAAATGCCTCATAATCAACATTAGGATTAGGATTATAGCCCTTACTATTCTTCTCAATTACAGAAGTCATCTCACCTGCTTCCTTGCCATATTCATATTCAATGAAACTGTTTCTGAATCCAAGTGGCTCAATTCTTCTATAGACTGCCACATTAGACTCATCAACTCTGTCTGTAGTCAATCTGTAATAAACATAGTTACCTCTGTTTCTTCTTGCAATGAAATCAAAGAAATCATACACAGGACCATCAGGTGTATCTATTCTCTTCTTGACAACCTTTTTATCACCAAAGTTGGCATTTTCATCTATTACAAATGTGACTTCATCCTTCATTTCATTGTCTTCACCTATGAATGATGTTGAGGCATCATCAGGAACTTCAGGAACAAGCTTTCTATTATCAAGGTGATTATAGATATACTGTTCAACAAAGTTACTGTAATCATCCTCAGATGTAAGGAGACTTCTCAGTGTTTCAATGTACTCTGGAACTGCATTTCTTACAGCTACAGGAGCCAAGTGAATAAATGTGGAAGGACCAAATGCAAAGCCATTTCTGTAGAAGCTGTATCTGAATAAGTTAAGAGCAAGTTTTTGAGCTTCTGGGTTACTCATATATAATAGAGAAGCCCAGTCTCTCATATATCTTTCTCTTAGAGTAGGACTTAACTGACCAACATTCTTAAACACCACAGTGTCCACAGGATTTGTATCATTTGCCCTTATCACTCTAAGTCTCTTAATAAACTCAAGGTCAGCTATATCCTCATTCTCTGCAACCACTTTCTTAAAGTAAGTTGGGAAATTATTGATGAAGTCCCTTCTCTTGTCAGCAGATGTAATCATCTTTGTAGGATTACCATTCTCATCTACTGAACTCCAATCAGGTTCTGCACCAAAGAAATCTGTCTTAGACATTATGTAAGCAAGCAAATCATTGTAAATGCTATTCATAGTCTTCACATTCAATCTACCTGTCTTTGTCATATTTCTAAGAACATCAACCACTTCATCAAATGACTCAGTGAATTGAGGGAAATACTTGCTTAACATTCTCTCTGATTGCTTCAATCCAAGTGTGTAGAATGCCTGTAAGAAAGGCAATTTACTTGCAAGCAATTGCTCTCTTATGTTGTCAATGTCATCATTAAGAGAAATACTATCACTGATTACATCTGCCCCTACAAGTGGGAACTTGTCATTCTCCTCCATATCTTTCAAGAAGTCTTGAACCTTTTGGATTTTGAGCTTTGTATCAGCAATAGTTGGACCTGCTGCACCACCTTGAGTATCAGACCTTGTAGCTTGTACAAGCTGACCAAGACTATCAGCAGTTCTCATTATTCTCTTAAATAGGAATCCTACAGCAACTTGTTTCTTGTAGAACTCAACCTTACTGTAATCAGAAGTCTGATGGGCACTTGTGATGCCTGCCATTTCCTTTGCAATAAGGATGTTGTTAGCAAGGTCTTCAATTAGGAAGTCATTATTATTATAGTTATCATAAGTAACTTCTTCCATAATTGCAGCCTTCTTCTTATATTCTACAAGGATTTCATCAATCACAGTGTCCTTACCTTTACCTTCTCTGCTCTCTCTAAAATAAGCCTGAGTAATATCCATGATAATAGGTTGTGCCATAAGCAGACCTATCTCAACAGGATTGTAACCAAGTCTTGAAAGAAGCATAGAGGCATCAGCAGTAAATGTATTCTGGTTAATATCAGCCAACACAGGGTCTTTCACATTATCCACAGATGCAGCCAAGAAACCTGCATTATTCTTTGATATGAACTCTTTGTCTCTATTCATAATATCATGTAGGGATGTAAGTCTCTTCCCATTCAATACAAATGAGCCATTTTCCACATCAAGACCTAATTCAGTATGCTGCATCAAAGCATGGTTTGCATTATGGTTTGCATATATACCAATCAGCTTTGCACCAGTCATATTCTGTTGGTGAAGTTGTACCTGAGTTCTTGGAGAGATAGGGTCAAGTTTTCTCTTGGTTCTTTCAGCAAGTTTGTCAAGTTCCTCCAAATCCATTGAAAGTAACTTAGTGATAACTGGACCATTAGGAATATTCAAATCCCTTCTTAAATCTGATTCATAACTTGAACTAAGGATACTGACAATTCTTGCAGCTTTCTTCTGATAATCAAAACCACCGGGGTTAAGAATCTTAGAGGCTGTATCTGCATTTGTCAGAACTCCCCACATCATATCTATCATCAAGTTATTTCTTGCTTCAAGACTATTCTCTTGTGGGGATTTGTTAAAGTCATATTTCACCTTTACAATCTTGCCACTCCCCTTACTCATAAAGTATTGCTTTCTTCTTGACTTAAACCATTCCTTGAACCTATCTTGTGCAGTTTCAGAGAATTGGTATTTCCTAACACCTTGACCTTGAACAAACTCAATATAGTCACCTACATCAAGTTCATCATCAGGATGCCTTCTTTGATAATCTTCAAAAGCAATTCCTATGTTTCTGTCAATCTCTTCTACAATATCAGCATTAGCTGGGTCAGTATAGAAATCATCCCAAGCATCCTTGATTCTATATCTATCAAGTATCTTAAACTCTGGTAACATGATATACATCTTATCAACATCAAAGTCAGAACCTGACAGGGTAGTAATCTCAGCAGGAAGCATAATTGCAGAACCATTCTGTTGAGGTAGGAATCCCTTGATATACAGAGGAGCCATTGAATACTTATCCTCCGTTGGTTGTTATGTTATCTTACAGATGTTTATTCTGTAATTCTTTATGTTTCCATAAAGCACGGACTATATCTTCACCTATAATAGGTGTTGGGCACTCGTGGGTATATTATATTCTATTTTCATAGTTTCAATACCTAGTCTCTGAACCTTTTATAACCATTTAAGTTATAACTTGGCTGCTGATTGTCCCTACTTATTGAATTGTCACACACTTGCATATTCCCAATAGTAACCATACCTCTTCTGATGAGTCTGAATACCACTAATTATGTTAGAATCCTTTTTGATGTTTCCTAATTGTCTGGCAGCTTCTCTAATAGATTGATAAGTATTTATAATATTACCATCATCATCTATTTGATTAACTTGCCTCTTGTTAGGATTGGATTCCCTAAGCTTTAATCCTATTTTAACTGCTTTGTTTCCATAACAGTTATTGTAAGCCTTGGTACACCATTCTAAGTTCTCTACAGAATTATTAGTCTTATTCTCATCTTTGTGGTTTATACATTCCAAATTATTTGGATTTGGAATGAAAGTATCAGCTATTATTCTATGTACTGCAATAGTTCTTTTCTTATTAGTGTCATCATATAGTTTTACTATAGGATAGCCACTACTGTCTAGTATTACTGACAGGGGTTTTAACATATTACCTTGTCTATAGCTGAATACCTTACCACTTTTAGTTACTTTGTAGCTTGGGTATTTTCCAAATCTACTTTTAATATCAAATAGTTCTTCTTCCATATAATGTTCTTGTATAGATTTATATGTGCAAAGATACTATAAATATTTGAATTATGCAAATTTTGTATCAATAATCTAACAGGATGTTCCAGCAATTCACCCAATTTATTATCCATTAGCATTACTGCTAAAGTGAGTCCCAATCTTTCGATTAAACTCTATAGCCAATCAACTTTCTAAGGTCTTCAGGCAACTTGTTGATGTCAAGTTCATGAGTTCCTTCTTTCATAAGAGGCTCATAGAACTCTCTTGAATAAGCTGGCATATAACACTCAAGATACTTGATTCTCTTGTTCTCACCTTCTCCTTCAAATACCACATGAAGTTCATCAGTCAAGCCATAGTCAGATACCTGAATTAATGCTCCACCTCTAATCTTCTGCTTGGTAATTCTGCTCTTGATGATACTATTCAAAAGGGTCTGCACTCTCTGAGATTGTACAGGGTCAAATAATGGAATATTGAACTGACCCTTCTCATTAAGGGTACATGCTCTCATCATGTCAATTCCATATCTCTGATTACCTCTAATCTCTTCAAGTAGTATTTCCTCTACCTTCTTAGGGTCTTCAAATATATCATCTACATCCATGAATGCTTGAAGGATGTTTTCAGTGTTAATAGCATTATACAAGTCCAGCCATTCTTGCTTGGTCATCTTTTTACCATCAACCTCAATAATGGCATCTGGTGCAATATCAGCAGTAATCAACTTTCTAATCTGAGTACCTACAAGTTGTACAGCATCAATAGCATGTTCAGGAGTTGCAGTCTGAATACCATAATCCTCATAGCTTACTTTATGAACTACATTAGGATTCTCCACACCATCTTGTGTAGTAGCATTCTTCAAGACTTCTTTCACCTGCTTGAAATCATTGACTTGGTTAAGGTCAATAACCCCTTGCTTACCAACTTTAGTAGTAGACTCAAACTGAACTACATCAATGTTATTCTCTTCCATGAACTCATTGATGGCTCTCAGCTTGCTTGACTTGCCAAGAGGTCCAGCAATTAATTCGTGCATAGCAAGTAATAGGAACTCAGAGTTCTTATGCTGTACAGGAGTCTTTATACCTGTATGACCTTGTACACCACTCATGTTATTGACTTGAGTATATACATAAGGTTTCTTAGTCTGCCAGATAATATTGAAGTCAGCAATATTCCAAGTACCATTCTTGAAATTGTTATATGCTTGCTCCATTTCATCTGTCCATTGACCTGACATACCAAGTATTGCTCTATAAGAGCTTAGACTTCTATAAGCCTGTGCATCTGCAACATTAACTGCCTTAAACTTATTGACAATATTATCTCTATCTATCTTGGTCATTTCACCTCTCTTGACTCTTTCATCAAGAACTGTTTCAATGTCACTTAGTACAGAAGAGGTAATCTCATCATCCATCAAGTAAATAGTTCTTTCCCAATCTCTACCAATTCTCTCACCCTTATAAGTTGCTTTGGTATTCATTCTAAGAGTAGGGGCATGAACCTCCTTATATCTCTTTTGAAAGTCCTCTACATTCTTATAGAATGCCAAATCAGTAGTAGTCAGTTCAATGATTTGAGAAGTGGCTAATTTACTATTCCAGTAGTACTCTCTCAATGCAGCTTTTGCATTGTTCTTTACTACAAGGTTTCTATTGATACTGTCAGCTTCCTGCTTTGTAATATCACCTCTTGTAGCCTTTTGAGTAACCATATCCCTTATCTGTTGAAATAGGTTTGCAGCTACTCTATCATCTACTGGGGCATTATTGTTATAGTCTCTTAGCAATAACTCCATATCAGTAGTCCATAGAGTAGTGCCAAGAATCTCTTTAGCCTTAATAAGAGATTTTGCAGTCCTTGAGTTCTGCTGTGCTTGCCCTGCAAAAGGCAGATATTTATATCTTCCATTTGACAGTTCATCAAGCAGACCAATTCTTACCCAATCTCTATATGCTTCTTCAAAACCATTATCCATGACTTCTCTAAGAGCACCTCTGATAAAATCCTTCAATTCAGCACCACTTCCCTCTCTGCTCAACCTACTTAATCTGTCAAGGAATGTCTCCCCATTATCATATCTAATGGAATTGAGTGCAGGTAAGAACTTGAACTCAGCTCCTCCCATACTCTTTATACTTCCATCCTTCTTCCTGACAATATCATAGTTTGCTATAGGAGAGATGTTTGGATTACCATTTTGAAGCTCCTCATCTCTTGCTCTGACAAGCATTATTCTGTCATATTCTTGATTGACTAAATCAGTCAGTTTATCAAGAATAATATCATCATAAGTCAGCTTGTTTCCATTTTCATCATATTCAACCCCACTGACATACTTTCTGAATCTGATGAACTCAGCAGAAGGAGAGTCTGAAAGAATAGGAACATGATACCAAGCCCACTTCACACTTGTTCTACTATCTTCTGGGTCTCCCCAGTATTCAGTAAGAAGTGCTAATGTGTAATCCAAATCATCCCAGTTAGTATAGTCCACTTTATCAGAGTTCAACACCACTTTATGACTTAGACCTCTTCTCATTTCCTCAGAATTGACAAGTTGCTCCAACCAATCACTTCTCCATCTTCCATCCTTGAAGAACCACTCATACTGCTTAAACTCAGTATTAATGAACTCCTCAAATCTCTTCTTGTCTCCTCTTACATTCTTGAGCTGTTTAATCAACTTCCCAAGATAGTTAGGAGTAACATGAGAGTAATAAGACTTATCATTCTCTCTGACACTACTTTCAATAGCATCTTCAGTCACATTAGCCATCATACTTGCAATCATGTTGTAAGCAGAGCCAAATGTATTGATTAAGTCTTCTCTCTTCTCTGTTCCATCTTCTCTTGTCTCAGACTTTATATCACCCTTCTTAATACCACTGAATATTACATTCAATTGAGGTAATAGAAGCATGATAGGGTCAGTGAACTTAATTGTATCAGAGGTTTTAATATCTGTAAGTGCATTCTTCAATACTGAAGGATTGGCATCAATACCAATCATATTCAACAGCTTCAGGATAGTATTCCAAATCCTATCCTCTTCAAGAAGTTTCAATCTTGCCTCAGTATCAAGATTAGAGAATTTGTTGTTTAGGGTTTCAACCCACTTGAGACCTTTCTCAGCATTCTCAATATTTATATCCCCATTCTTCTCATATACACTATCATCATCAAGTTGAATACCATTCTCATAGTTATCTCTCCAAGCATCAAGAAGATAATATACACCCTCAGGCTTATTAATAGCAATAGTCTGCATCTTGAATGTACCATCAGGCATCATCTTTTTCTTCTGAATCCAGTAGGGCATAAAGTCCTTTCTGAAGTCTTGGTAGAACTGAGAGAATAGTGTTTCATCACCTTGTAAAAGCTTTGTTACTTGCTTTACCCAAGGCTTGTTCTTTTCAAGCTCCTGCATAAGAGGAATCATATCCTCAGAGGTAATCATATCCCTCAACTTATCAATGAAAGTTGCATGGACATAATCAGCATCCAAATATCTTGTGAATCCTAAGTCATCTTTCTCATACTTTCCTCTGTAATCCAATTTGGGTACTTGTCTAATGACCTTTCTTACTGCTTGAGATAATGACTCATGGGAGCTTACTTGTCTAAAGTTGGTCATCCAACCATCTTTGAAAGTCTCTTCCTTATTGTAATCATCAGCTTGCTCATCAAGTTCACTATCTCCTTCAGGAGTATCATCATTCAAGTTGGCATCTTTAGGAGCAATGTAGTTCGGGTCAATCCTAATTCCTTCTGTCATTACAAGCAATGTACTTGCTTCTTCTGCCAGAGGTTTGAAGTTATCAACAACCTTTCTATAGGCTTGTTCCTTATATGCAGCTTTCTTCTTTGCAGCAGCCAATTTCTGCTCATCAGAATATTTGTCTGCACCTTTAGCTGAATTGATTTTATCCAATTCAACCTTCACTCTGTTCTCCTCTGTATCATTAATATAGGACTGGAATATATCCAATACTCTACTGAATAATCCAGCAGGAGTGTACTTCTTTATAACAGTAAATCTGTCAAGGGAACTCAGTTCCTTCTGTAATTGCAATCTTTCTTCATCAGAAGCAGTGTCCATTCTCTTGTTAATGGAATCATCCATTTCCTGCAATGCCTTGTCTACCTCATTACTGAAGAATCTTGCAATCAAAGTAACTCTATCCCTTCTTGTTCTTGGGTCAAAGTCTAAATCAACCTTAGCCTGCTCTTCAATGGAAGAGACCTTAGGGGTTTCAAATGAAGAGGATAATGCCTCATCAAGCATCTCTGTTACATCTGCATTCCTAAGCTTAAATCTGAGATCATTAAGTTCTTTTGCAGTAGGATACTCTTCAATAGATTTATTATTCTCTTTTTGCCACAAAGCTACAAGACCCTTTACAGATTCCTCAGTCTCACCCTGTAACTTCTTAGCCAAATCCCTAATCTCTTTAGTTGTTACTAAGCAATTATTCATATAATATCCTTGTTAAATAAAACAACAGCAAAGGTAAGTATTTATCCTTAATAAACCAAGATATTAAGTATAAAAGTTGTCACCAGTTAATTTGATTACTAATTATGGTATAAAGAAATAAGGGAGATATTGCTATCTCCCTTAGAAAATCTCTTAATATTGTCAAGAAGAGATAGTAAATAGCAGAGATTTACTCTACCACATACTTCACTCCATTGTAGATAAGCTGAGAGATTGTATTGATGTTCACCAATCTTTCACCTGTTTCCTTCTCAGTTCTCTCAATATCCATGTCCATACATTTGTATTTACCATCTCTTGAGACAAACTGCATCTTGTAACCTCTCAGTACTCTATCTTCACCTTCAATATAGTCCTTTACAGGATTATTCTGAATGAACTCAAGAGCTTCCTTATAGGCTACAGCCATAGACTTCTTCTGCTTCTTAGCCTTATCAATCAGGGCAATAGCCTCAACTCTCTGAGCCTCTCTTTCAGCCTCAAACTGTTTCTTAGTCTTGGCTTTATCCTGTTTCTTGAAGACTACAGTGAATACCTCAGAAGACTTGATACCCTCAAAGATAGTTCTTATACCCGGAGTGCCATCTTTCTTATCTTCCTTAGTAACCTTCACTTCTGTTTCATATTGGTCAGAAGTGTTGAGCATATTGTGTACATACTCATTACTGAGGTTTACTGACTTGCCACTTTCAAGGTGTGTGAATACTACACTATCCTTCTTCACCTCTTTTACAATATAATGAGACTCTTCAGAAAAGATGTCTCCTACTTCAATTTCTTTGATATTTACTTTCATGTTTTCTTTATTTTAAGATACAACTTCTTTTGAATATGCTAAATATACGGCCTTCATTTCTTCATCACTGTCCATCATAACTGAGTCCATTGTAGCCCTATACATTTCTTTAGCCATCTTGCAACCTCTGGACATTGCAGCAGCCTCAACAAGTTGTGATGTTTTACCACTTGATTTGAATGGAGCACTGATGCCATTAGTCATTTCAGAGAGTTCCTTATACCAAGAGGCAAGAGTAATAGTCAAGGTATCAAATTTAATACCCTTTTCAGCAGCCTTCTTAGCTTCTTCTCTCCAGTTAATCTGATTATTATTAACCCTATCTCTATAAGAGTATCCTACTCTATGAGGATTGGCATCTGCAATAAGCAATACTGCTTTGGTAGAGCCTTCTCTCCAATTAGTCTCTTCTACAATCTTCTTAATTACAAGCTCATAGAATTCATCTCCATCCCCTCCATTTGTATTCTGTGCCTTCTTGACAAAGTTAATAATCTTTTCTTCATCATTAGTCAGATTAAGAACTTGATAAGCTTTGCCAAAGTTATCTTTACTTGGCATATCACAATAATCACCAAAAGCTACAACACCTAATCTCAGGTTAGGATTTGCTTTAAATAATTTAGGCACAAGCTCTGTGACATGGTCCTTCACTGCTCCTATATAAGAAGACATAGAGCCAGTAGTATCAAAGGCAATTACCATATCAAGTACACCATCATCAGATGATACTTCAGCTTTTACCTCTGGCTTTACTTTAGGTTTAACTAAATTTGTTCTCATATTATCAAATAAATTTTGAAATGTTTTCCATAAACTCTTCAGCTTCCTTCTTAGTGACATTAATAGTCTCAATATCACTCTGTAAAGATACTATTTGAGCATTCTTATTCTCAATCTCTTTCTCTATCTCAGTCTTTAGTTTACTAGCATTATCATGAGCAGTCTTAAACATAGATTTAATACTACTCATTCTACTAGCAAATGAAGGAGTTTCGCTTTTTACTGTTTTCTTAGTTCCAAATGCCATAATATTTAAATTTTAATCAGGATTTGCTTCATCATATAAATCTTTAATATATCCTCTTCTAAGGAATTCCATATGTAATGGATGTGCTAACTCTTGTGCTTGTGGGTGAGCACTACTTGCATCTCTTAACTTAAAGAAACCTTTCCACTGTGATATAGTACCAGTCATTACTAATTCAGTCTTAAGACTATTAGGTAATACTGCTCTTGCCTGCTGGGCAAGCCATCCTGCCTTAATCAAACTAAGATATGACCTTTCACTCCTAAACAATGAGTCCACCCAATATTTTGAGTCAGTCATCAGTATCACATTTCCTTTGAAACTTCCATCAAGATTCTCTCTGTAATAATCACTGGGCTCAAAGCTTCCACCAATAGAGTTTCTAATATAACACTCAGGAAAATCTGTAAACCAAGGTGGAAGTATGTAGGTAATTTCACCATCAAACTTATCCTTACTGTAATTACAGTACCTAGTGCTCTCCTGTGCAAATGAGAATACTCTCAAATTGTTATATTAAGGCTCTTTATCCTTAACTCTCCTCATTTCTAAGGAGTATCGGACTATATCATCATCCTTTGCAGGATGCCCAGCACTCGTGTCAGTATTATATTCTATGTGTAGTATAGGAGACTCGAACTCCTGTGATAGCTAATCCTCTTCCAACATAGTAGTAGGTCTACCTATTAATGTAGTTCGCATACAACTACCTCTTACCACATATAGTTTCAACTGTTAGTCTCTGAACCTTCCAACTTTGTTAAAGGTTGGCTTGGCTGCTGATTAGCGTGGTTTATAACTTTATTACAAAATTCATATAATTGTTCCATAGTCATAGTGTGCTTACTTACATTAGCTTGATAAGTCACCCATTGAACATTCCCCTCTATATAACCTCTTGAGGAGTCTATTCTATCTAAAGAGGCTTTACTTATTGAGGGGATATAATCCCCTGTGATAGCACATATTTGGTTTTGTGATATAAATAGATTCCAAAGATACTCAATAGTTACAGAGAACTCAATATTTCTTGCTATAGCAGACTTCCTAAGTTTACCATACTTAGTAGCTGTAAGGTCTCCAACTCTACCATTTTCAATAGAAAGCTGCATACCTCTGGCTATTCCTGCACATTTAGAGCACTGGAAGCATTTATTAGGATTAATTAACTCGTTAGCAAGAAATAATCTTGTATTTCCACAATCACATTGGGCTTTATATTTTAAGTTACCTCCATCATATATAGGTCCTTCTATAACAGTCCAATGCTTATATTTATCTCCAACTTGAATATTTAATCCTCTACTTCTTGCCCCACAACTTCTACAGGATTTAGTTCTACCAGATACTAAATCACTCAAGCACTTTTCTTCTATTTTACCACACTTACATTGGACTCTAATATAAGTATGTCCTCCCTTACTTATAGGAGTATTATCTACTACAGTCCAATCTCCAAATTTATCACCTTGGTTACAATTAAGTTTTCTCATATCTTAGCATATTTAATTTCATGCAAAGATACAAAATAATTTTGAATTATGCAAGTTTTTAACTTTAGCTTTCCAGCAATTCACTGGGTTATTGCCCTAATGTTACCATTAGGCGACACAAAGTATAATTTTATGCCTTACAAATTCATGGGACACACCTCTATCACAGATGAAGCGGACAGTAACCCTTTTTGCATGGGACTCTGTAGGTTCACATAGATATTTCAAGTCATCAAGCCAGTCATTCTCTACAAGTACTCTATAATTAGTAGTGATATATAAGGTATTCCATATGCATCCCCTACCAACATTTACATATGAGTAAGGGTTTGAACTGTACTTATGATAGAACAGATGATAATTTTCTACATCACGAGACTTAATCTGTAAATACACAGTGCCATGTTCTAGCATTGCACCATGACCAGATTTAATCATTCTATCTACAAATGTTTTAGCAGAATCTTCTGTAATTTTATCTTCCGAATGATAGCAGGTTCTTCCTGCTAACTCAATCTGTTTATACATTCCTTCAAGACCAGCTTGCTGTTCTATAATTTCAAAACTTGGTTTAATTAATCTCATTTCTCTAAACTTTTAGGATAATACAATAATGTTCCCATAGAGTTCTTATGAACATCTACATCAGGGAAAGCCTCACTAAACTTCTTCAAATTAAAAGGGTCCACAATAAGATGTACTCCTTGATGAGTAGGAACTTCAGCATGTATAAAGAACTCCTTATAGTCTTTGA